TCATGCAGGAAATCGAACAAATGTTTCAATAAGCATTGCAGAAACAAAATCAGTAGGAAAGGAATTAGACATTCCTCTTGTTATGATGCAATTTGCTGTATGTAATAGTACTGGACACTTTCACCCAAATTATGCAGATGCCTCTAATTCACAGATTCTTGCCTATATGGATTCTATATGGGTAAAGCAATTAAATGTTATTGGAGGAACAATTAATACAGAAAGTCAATTAGAAATTTCTGAGCAAAATGTTGCCCCAGATGATGGTCCTTATAACTACGGCGACACTATAACAGACCTTAGTTACGGGGGAGACGCACGGGATAGTGACACTATACGGAAAAATCGGTGGAATAAAATCCATGCGGCCGCAGGTGAACCGAGCGGTGGTGTTGCATGGGAACCTTTAATGAGGCCAGACAATACGCATCTTTATTCAGATCATGCCATAGATTCGGCAGGGGCCAAAAAGCCACATACACAGACGCTTCCTCCGTATTCAATGTATTCTAACTCATCACCTCATGCTGGGGCGGAAGAACAATATTATCCTAACTATACAGGAAGAAATGGTTATTGGAAACAGAAAACATGGGGCCTAATATATTATGTTGACCATAAAAAAATAATTGTTCAGGCATTTAATGATAAATCAACATCAAATGCAATGAATACAGGAACGTCAACAATGCATCGTGATGCATGGCTGGCAGAGGAAGGAGATTTAGGAAGAGTCATTGCAACTACGAATACTAATTTAGATTTAGATTGGTCAAGCGGACACAAAACTGGAGGAGCGTTCAATCATAATTTAGCTCATGAAGATTTTCCTGGGAAAGCTCAACCGTTGATGGATTCTCACTACGATGATGGTGTAGGATTTCCTATTTTTGATTATTATAAATGCCCCCCTCGCTCCACTTCTGAAAGTCGGAGCCTTGCTCACGACAAATGGAAACATCCCGATGGCGCCGATTTTAATCAACAAGGTGGCGGCAAAGGCGATGATCCCGGCCTCGGTACCAACAACCCTCGAAACCCATGTAAAGACCACCGGGGGTATTTTGGATGGCCAGCGTATCCTGACTCTCTTCCTCCATCTCATGCAGAACACCAAGAACATATGCCCCGACCATACTTAGGAGGTTGGGATAATTTCTTGTGGGACAATGTTCCCTTACATGGCACAATGGATGAGGTGGCCACCGTCCGTGCAGATCCTGATCCAGATGTCAAGGTTGAGCATAATGTCCAGTCTCCTTGGATGTATTTGTCTGATTCTATCAGCGGTTACGGCAGCGCCGCAGGCCGCGACGTGGGCCCACCGTTGTACGAAGGTGGGTACGGAAAGCCTGGTTCTATGCATATCAACACGTTCAGCGCGAGAAGCACCGACCCGACGTTCCAGCACGTTCTTGAGAAAAGATTGACCGAAGGGATAGGAGGAGCAACCATCTCCGGCGACGTAGGAGCACAGAATTGGGCTGTTTGGTATACAAATCAAGACCTCGGCGGAGGTTTCGACAGTTGGGGACACTCTGGCGAGGCAGGCGGCGGACGCTACTTCGCTGGCAGCTATGACAAGCCTTGGATAAGCCCCGCAGATCAAACGCTAGTGAGCGGAACTCTTTCATATAGAGAATCTATTGCTCCTAATACTGAAGTTACTACAGTATTAACAAATCACTTTAATCCATTAGCTGATCCAGATGGGGGAGAGGCACTAGATAAAAATGGAAATCCATATGGATGGGATTATTTTTTTATTACCTATGTTGTTTTCAACCAAGGAACAGGAGGAAAGTTTCTTGAAGAAACACCTAACCAAGATAATCGTAATCCATATTCAGATAGTAAACTTGGGCCAGCGTACACTGATGAATCTAATGTAGAAACAAGGAAAAACAATTTTCCAATAGAACCTTGGACGGGACAACCATTACATGATTAATAAAAAAGGAGAAATTTAAATGGCTAATATATATGTGTTTGATCCAAAAACTGGACTTATTTCATATTCAATAGATGGGGCCACTGGACAGAAAGTGGCAAATTTACGAGAACGAGGAATTCCGTTTATTGTTCATGAGGGTCTTGGTCTGTTGAATCAATATGTTGCTGTGGATGATGAAGGAAATCCAACTGGAGTAGAAACTATTAATACCTTTAACATTAGTAAAGATAAAACTTCAATCGTTGCAAATGGAGTAGACGAAATGCTTTTTAGTAATGTTGTTGCAGGAACTTCTGTTTTTATAGGAGGAGAAAAAGTTTGGACATCAACAGAAGAAGACACGACATTTGAACTTAGTGTAGATGGATATAATAATTTAAATCCGACTATTGCTTTTAAAAAATATGGTTATTATGATTTACGAACACCAGTTGCAACGACGATGCCGACTATACCAGAAGATTAAAAAAAGGATAAAAAATGGCAAAATTTAAAATATTAGTTAAAGATAAAATGGATCTAAGAAGGCCTTCACCCCTGGCTGATATGCCTCTACCGGCAGAACCGGAAGTACCAACATTAGAGTCTAAAAATAGAGCAATTGACAGCGAAAGATTGCATCTTTATGGAAGATTACACGATCAGCTTGATATGCTATGGCATGATATAGATAATGGAAAAATACAGGCAGATACTACTAGTGCAAATACATGGTATCAGCACATCAAGGAAGTAAAAATAGACCATCCCTATCTTGTCGCAAATACCGCTTCTTAATCCCTCATACTTATAAATAGTATAGAAATTACTTTCGGGGAATAACCAAGTCATGGCAAAACAGCTAAATTTAGTAGTGGATCAGGGAACAGATTTTAGTACCAATGTAATTGCCTATGTAAACGCCTCAACAACGACAGTGTTGGATATGTCAAATTATACAACAGGTTATGGGCAAATCCGAAAATCATATTCTTCTAGCACACATACTGCAAATCTTTCGGTCAATGTCTGGGTTTCCAATACAAGCGGAACTGTAGGGCTTTCTATGAATAATGTAGTTACCTCGGGAATTACCGAAGGTCGATATGTATATGATATTGAAATTGTTTCAAATGATACCCCTGCAAAAATTACAAGAGTTCGTGAAGGAATGATAACAATCTCACCAGAAGTAACAAAGGTATAAAGACATGGCACAGCCTACAACAAGAGCAGAATTTAAAGAGTATTGTTTACGCCGACTAGGTAAGCCGGTCATTGATATTAATGTAGATGACGATCAAGTGGAGGATCGTGTTGACGATGCCATTGAGTTTTTTCAAGAATATCATTTTGATGGTGTTGAAAAGGTTTTTTATTCTCATAAAATTACTCAAACAGATATTGATAACAAATATCTTACTGTTACAGAAGGAGCAATTCCAGACTCCCACGATACAATTTTAGGAATAACAAGAATTGCTCGCGCAGAAAGTGGTTCAAGTATGTTTGATGTTCAATATCAAATGCGTCTCAATGATGTTGCCGGAACTTTTGGTGCAATGGGCACCGCAGAAATGCAATACTATTGGACAAGAATGAGTAATATGGAAATGATTCAAGATATTCTTGATCGAGAACCGACAATTCGATTTAATCGACGAACTGATAAATTATATATTGATTGGAATTGGACTACCGATATTGCATTAGATGAATATGTTGTATTAGATGCCTATCGTGCTGTAAGTCCTGTTACATATGCAGAAGTCTGGCAAGATCGTCTTTTACGAGATTATTGTACTGCATTAATTAAAGAACAATGGGGGATGAATCTTTCAAAATTTGAAGGAGTTATTCTTCCCGGTGGAGTAACACTAAACGGAAGATCAATATTAGATGATGCAAAAGCAGAAATTGCATTGATAAAAGAAACTGCATCATTACAATATGAACTTCCAGTAGATTTTTATACGGGGTAAATAATGCCCACTAATCCTTATATTAATAATTTTGGTCAGACACAAGAGAAGTCTCTTATGGAAAACTTAATTATTGAATCTATTAAATTCTATGGTCAAGAGATGCATTGGATTCCTCGCAAGACTGTAAATGAAGATCAAATTTTTGGCGAAGACACTCTTTCTAAATTTGATGTTACATATCCTATTGAGCTATATATTAAAAACGTGGAGGGCTTTGAGGGAGAAGGTGATTTTATTTCTAGATTCGGATTAGAGATTAGAGATCAGATTACTTTCACAATGGCCCAACGAAGATTTGAAGAACTTGGATCAGAATTTCCCCGGCCTCGCGAAGCTGATTTAATTTATTTTCCATTAAATAAAAAATTATATGAAATTATGTTTGTTGAACATGAGGCAATATTTTATCAGGCTGGCGATCTTCCTGTATATGATCTTCAATGCGAATTGTTCCGATACAGCAGCGAAAAGATTGATACAGGAATAGTTGATATAGATAAATTAGAGGATGATTTTTCTCAGGTAGTAACAGCAGATGACGAGACAAGTATGCCAGACTCATCAACCGCAGACAATAAGTCAATTGAAGATGCCGCCGATTCTATTCTTGATTTTGACGATTCTAATCCGTTTGGTTCATTCTAATGCTTACATCAAATTCAACTTCACATGGGTTAGTTAGAGATTATGTTGTTGCCTTTGGTACACTATTCAATAATATTAGAGTCAAGCGGCCGGGAACCAGCGCAACAGGCACACAACTTATTGCCGTGCCGCTATCATATGCTCCGAAGCAACGGTTTATTCAACGAATCAATCATGATTTAAATTTTGGACAAACAGCACAGGTTGTTTTGCCCCGGATGTCCTTTGAAATGACATCATTGTCCTATGCACCTGAGCGAAAACTAAACACACTAAATCGAACTACCAAAAAAATTGAAACCACTACAGGAAATGGATATGTGTCGGGAACGTATGCTCCTGTTCCATATGATATTGGGTTTAGTTTAAATGTCTATATTAAAAACATTGAAGATGGAACAAATATTATTGAACAGATACTTCCTTATTTTACTCCAGAGTTTACAGTTACTCTTAAGAGCGCAACTGACCTTGGAATAAAGATTGATGTTCCAGTTATTTTATCCGCAGTGACACTAGAAGATAATTTTGAAGGATCGTTTGATGATCGAAGAATTATTACATGGACTCTCGATTTTATTCTAAAAGGAATGCTCTACGGTTCAGTTGTAAATTCTAAGATTATCAAGAAAGCAGTTATAGACCTTATTCCATCTCAAGTTTCTAATGTGGCAGTTGTTTCGACATGGGCAAATACAAATACGGCAAATGTAACAAAATCTATTATAACAATATATCCAACAATGAATGTTTCAAGTGAGGGAACACAATCTGCAACCACAAATACTGCAAATTCTGTGAGTATAGATAAGATTAGTGCCGATGATCCATTTGGAATTACAACAGACC